GACAAGTTGGCTCAAAATTTAATGTCCCCTCATCCCATTTTGTAAGCATTGATTTAAGACCTCTATATCTTGTAACCAACTGATAATACTCAGCTTTAAACCTTTCCTTATAGTCGTTGCTATTCATCATTTCTACTGTATCTTTTAATGTCATAATTATATTCTCCTTTACGCTTCAAAATTGAACTCATCAGACGAAATCTTGTTGTTAATAATCTTCTGATAATCGAAAATTCTTTGTATTTTATGCTATATCTAATTCATACTTATCTATTAACATTTTAATAAACACCTCTAAATTTTCCTTTGATAAATCTACACCACTTCCGCTTGTTATTTGAAAATTATCGTCCTCATTTCTGACATAAAGAGTATGTGATCTATTAGGATTTTTGCTGTCTGTATAACATATTCCTACTCCATTACCAAATGTCTCACAAAAATCTTCATAATGTCTCGTCCATTTTTCTATATCAAACGAAGATTTATCTTCAAATTGTTTTGAAATAGAATATAAATTTTTCTTATCATCTAATGAGAGTTTTATTTCGTCATTGTTACATATTGTTGCTTCACCAAATACATTTATGGTATTAACCGCAATGGCATTTGAAATTGAAATTATCAGCATAGACATTCCATGTAAACGATTAATTAAAGCATCTTTATTTAATTCATCTTTCCATAATGCAGGTATAATATATTTATTGCTATATGGCTTATAAACAATTCTATCTATGTATTCTGTAGAAATATTTATATTTCCACTTCCATCAAAATCAACTTCAACAGGTATATCCTCTGAACCGAATAGAGTTTGTTTTAATTTATTATTAATCAAATCTAAAACATTCCACCAAAATTTATATTCCGTATCGGATTTAACAGTATGTCTATTTTTCTTTGCTCTAAGTTTCCGCCCAAAAGATAAAATCTCATCATCATTTTTTAATAATAAAATTTGTTTAGTTATCGTTTCTGCTATTTGATCTTCTGAAACGAAATCTCCAATATAATCTTCTATGTATGTATTATCATCGTATTCTTGCCAGTCAGACTCTTTATACGGAACAAATGAACTAATTCCCCATTCTGATTTGGAATCATTGTAGTATTTGTCAGTATGATATAATGATATATAATGTGCTTCTAGGAATTCTGCATCTGTTCTCGATTGCACTTTGATGTATTCAATTTTAAATTTTCCATTTTTACACCACTCGTCATTTTTACTATGCTCATACAATCTTTGTTTTAATGTCCTATTGCCACTCCATACAATTCCTACATATTTAATAATGTTGTCTGTTAAATCTGTATATCTATAAATACATGCCATCGTTTTACTACTCAGAGTCTTGCAAGTTTCAACCGGTTACTCTAATACTCCTTTCGTATTTTATTTACAGTTATATATTCTCTACTTTTCAGAAGATTTTTTTAAACCTACTAATACATCATTCAAATCCTTAACTGTCTGAATAGCTTCCTTCATACTATTCATTCCAGCAACAGCACTTGAAAAAGCCTTAATGTTTTCAAATTCCATTTCTGAAATAGTCTTTAAAACATCGACTAATTTCATATCACCAATCCCTGATACCTTTGCTGCACTTTCGACTGTTTCTCCTTCAAGTAGTAAATCTGTAAACTGTCTTACTTTGTTATTCTCCATTTTCTGTCTCCTGTTAAAATCATTTGCATAATTTCTTGTCTCTTCAATATCTGTATTAGATAATTTATTTGCTTCTCTCATCCAGAATAATACAGAATCATTTAACTGTTCTTTACTATATCCTAATATTTTTCTATGCTCATTATTTTCTCCAAACGAAAGCAAAATTTCGTCATAAAAACTACTTATTTTTCTTAGTTGCTGCATTATTTACAGACTTCTGAATATTCTTCATTAACTGAATATTATCATTAATCATAAGTGCCAATGCCTGATCTTCAGTAAAACCAACGTTCACATATGCATCAAACATATTCTTTTTTGTTTTTGCCTGAATAGCAGGATATTCTGTATTTTCAGAATAATCTTTTGCAATTACCATTAATTCTTTTAAAATATCATACATGGGTTCTTTGTATTTTGTAATGTATGTTTTTACAATTACTCCTACACTTTCAGGATTCTCCATTAATACTTTTAAAATTTCTTCCATTTTGTTATTCTCCTTTTTTATTTCAACATTGCTGCAATCTCATCAATTTCAAGCTCAGTCTTCTTATCATCAGATAATAACTTGTCCAGCTTGCTCTCCATTTTCTTCAAATCAGACTCTTCTTTCTTTAAACCAGATACCTCTAACTTGCTCTTAATGTCATTGATCCATGCGGTTACACTGTAACCTGAAATTTCAAAATCGTTCATTCCAAGATCCACAGCTGACATCAAATAAGAATTCAATCTAATCAAAAGTAATAATAAGGCATCATCTGAACATACATTAATGTTAATAGCCATTCCGTCCATATTGAGGACACAATTTGTTTCAGGCGAAAATCTAATCTTTCTCTCTGAAATCGACTTTTTCTTAGCGTCAATCTGCTTCTTTAACTCCAAAATTCGATCATCATTCTTACTCATATAATTCATATTCCTTTCTGTATTCTCTTCCATTTTCTAAATATTTCTGTTTAAACGCAGGTCTTAATTTTTCAAAAACTTCTTCAATAGACACTGGAATCATATGTGTTTCAATTTTCTTTCCCCAATAATAACTATTAACCTCTTTTTCTTCTGTCGGAAAGATATCGATTGCTTCTGTCTTGTTCTTCCAGTTATACCTATAGACAATATATTTGCCGTTGTCTTCCGGTTCGTATGGAGTCTTCATTTCATATTCAATATATTCTCCATCAACATTTACAAGGAATTTCGTATCTATATATCTTAGTTTATTATCATTCCAATATGTGCTAGTTGATTTTTTATAAAAATCCTCAAAAGAGAATTCAAAAAATTTGTCTTTAGTATCGTCTATTGGAGAAAATTCCCAAGATGATTGCATTAGGTCATAGATTTCGGAATAATTGGAAATACATTTATCATTTATGCAACTAATAAATTTGTTTTTAGGAATACTTTTAAATTGCTCAAAATAATATTCATCGTTATATAATATGGCAAACCAATACATTTTTCCATATAACAAATTTTTTATACTTTTATGTGGCACCTTATCATGATATCTATAAGCATTTCGTTCATTTGGAATTTTATCATACGATTTTACTCTTTCAATTTTATCATCCTGTATAAACTCATAACCATATCCATATGTATCGAATCGCCCCATATAAATCCAATTTTTATTGTCCTTAGATAAATATGTAGCACCAATTATTAGATCTTTTGCTTTAATAGATTCATTATTGTGTACGATTTTACTATAAGCTTCAATTACTTTATAATCAGGAGATTCTACCGGCATAAGAACCAAGTCCTTACCATCCCAACCATATATTAATTCTCCTTCTATACCCTTGCCTTTGATACAAGAACAGTTCTCCAATATGTATAATAAATTCTCTATAGTAATTTCAAACTCAAATCCTCTTGGATCATATACTCTACAATAGGCTTGTCTATGATCCCAACCTGAAGAGTAATCACCTACTTTTTTATTAAAAACAAAGCCTTCGGTTGGGACATTATCAAACTCAGTATTAGGAATGTCTTTATCTCGCCACCCATTCCAAGATGTTTCTTTTCTTAGAGTCCCTTTTTCGTCATAATAAATTACATAAGCTAGTTTACCAGTATATGTATCTAAGCGATTTTGATATCCAACATTTATTCTTTTAGGAATAAAAATATTGCTTTTCAATTAATTATTTTCTCCTTTCTATGGTTTTATCATACTCTATATAAGCCATATCTTCATCTTCCTTAATTTATATTTTAGTCTACTGATTATATGTGATTTCCGCTCTTTTGGCTCCAACTACTACTTTACCGTGTAATTCAACCATTTTCTCCAATTCGATTCCAGAAAATCCTTCACCTACAAGTATTCGTTCTGTCCCATCTTCGAATTTATAAGTCCATAGTAAACTCATACGCAAATCTCCTATTCATCTTCTTCATATTGTCTTGCGATTGAATAACACTCTTCAGACAACTTTTCTGTATAAGTTTCAGAATATCCATAATCAGAATCAAATTTATTTAATCCAATATGTTTCTTAATTTCGTCCTGGTTAGATAAAATTTGACTTAGTGCTCTAAACAATAAATTTAAATCTTCATTATTCATAAAATTGCTCCTCTAAATGATTATTTATTCGTCCTACAGAATCCTAACTATCTGTTCATACAAGCAAATGTCTTTATCATTAATAGCTTTATTGACATGCATATGACCAA